GCCCTCTAGCCAGAGGGCGCGAGCGGCGGCAACGAACGCACCCTTGTGACCTGCCCCCGGCGTGGCGGCGTGACAAAGTTCATGCACGAGAATCGCGGCAACCTCCATCGGCTCCGCAACAACAGGCGAGATAAAAATCTCGTTGTGTCCATCAGCACTGGCGGCAGGTGCCCAATGCTCACCTATCGCCTTGTTTAAACTGCGCGCCTTGCTCGATGGCAACCCGCAAGTGACGCGGATTTTCTCTGGCAGGGGAAACCCTGCTTGGTCGAACAGGGGACGCAACTCCCCGACAAGCGTCATCAGCCATTCTTCTCGATTCATTTTGTTCCCCTTGCATCGATATAAATTGAAGTACAACGTTCTATGTGGACAACGCCACGGCTATCGGTCCAGTGCTCACCGCAACCGGACGCCCAAGAAAACAATGCAAGGCCCAACCAAGCGCCAAGCAGAACAACGGTCAGGACGGCGACCGCCATCCTCAATGCATCTCTCAGCATGTGAATCTCCTCAATAGTTGTAGCTGGTTGAAATGTCGACCACGTACTCACGCTTCGACACGCGCTTTGCAGTGGCCGAGATGCTGGCGCACCCGCAACAGTCCCACTCATGACGGCACCCTGAGTGACTGAAATAGGTGTTGATTGCGCGGGTCAGGTCGCGACCCGCAAGAGTGGAAGGGGCGACAACGCGGTGACGGCGAACGCCGCCATCGTCGAAGTCGCGCGGCTCGCGAACCATGCGCCCCGCAAGCATCTTGACCTCGCCAACGTAGACCTCCGAGTCAAGGTCACGGTATGCATCGCGATAGCCGAATGAGGTCCGTTCGTACAAGTGAATGAACATAGTTATCTCCAGTAGTGAATCGTCATCCCCATGCACCGCAAGCGATGCATGAGGCTGGCAGGACTCAGTCTTCGTAGTCGTACTCTTCAGGGTGCCGTTGCGGTGGACCCTTGTAGTAGGGGTTTTGCACCCAAGTGTCGTAGTTGGTCAGAATCCATTGGCGGTCTTGGCGTTCATGCCCTACGTTGAAGGCGTATTCAGTGCATGCCTCGGCGTCGGTCGCGAGGCGGTCTTCGTAGTCGTACATGGTCATCCCCTTTTGGTACGTAGCAGTTGGACTGCGCGAATCTCGTCAATTTCAGCCCACAGTTTCGCCACGTAGGCTGGACTGTGAACCCCATCGCCCGCCTTCAGCGTGGCGTGGCAATCAGCCAGTGCATAGGCGAGCATGGCGTTGGTGTAGCGTTTAAATCTCATGGTCATCTCCTTAGTGATTGCATCCTGCTGACCCCTGAAGCAAGGGTCAGTCAGATGAAATCTCTCTCAGCCGTTGCAGTCAGCGTCCTATGTAGGTAGGTGGACGCTAGTCGCGAGTGGTGTTCTCACTCGGCTGGCTTGCCCCTCGCGGGGGACTCGGCACTCGCCACTCCTGTCACTGAGTGGGTCAAAGCGGTCGGGCGTCTCATCTCGTTCGGTTGCTTGGTCCCCATCCGGGGAGCAGTGCCTACTAGCCTTTGCCCGTCTCGGTCATCAACAACACAACCGAGAGACTGCATAGTAGCACTACTGTTTAAACAAGTGCAAGTGCCAGTGATGACAAGTTGTCGCAGGGTGACAACGCCACGTGCGTGCGCGTGTGTATGCGCGTGTATGCGTGACGCGCGCCTGATTTCTTTTTAGATGGCATCCAGATTCTGGACACCATCGTTCTAGGCGAGTTATCCACAACTGTATGAATACCCATATGCCTCGAAATCCCCCTTTAAACGGCCTCAGAGCGATTTAAATGCTTTTGCATACGGATGCCTTGGTGCTATCACGTTCGTCGATTCTGGAGGGTTTCCCAGTAAACATGCGGGTTCCAGAGGGGGTCTGAACCTGTATATCCGTACAGTGTGGATAAGCTGTGGATAACGTTATTAGAAATTGTCCACAGGCTATTCACAAGTTATCCACAGGGGTAGAATGCGAACAGGTTTAAACGGTACGAGCGCGTACCAAGTAACGAATGAGGGGTTGGTCCAATGAGCAGAGATGAATGGGATGGTGATGCTGGCGAGGACGGTCAGAGCGATAGCGTGGATGAGAACCCCGCATCAAGCACGAACGTTGCAGGCCCCGGCATCCGTAGGGAAGTACTAGAGATGATAGAGGGCACCAAAGAGAGAAAAAGAGTGGATGGAAAGGCATGGGGAGTGAAGACAGATGCACCAAGGATTACTCCTAAGATGAGGCAGTTCGCGTCCCTTGTTGCTCAAGGCAATAGTCCACGAGACGCATATAGGAAAGCCTATGCAGTGCGCTCAGATACGGCGGAGTCGACAGTGATTGCCAGTGCGAACAAATTGATGAAGGACTCGCGCATATCAGGACTCATGGAGCCCATCTGGGAGTCGATAAAACAGAACGTAATCGATGACGCAATCGCCACTAGACGCCACGTTCTAGAGCAGTTGCATACCCATGCATCAGACGCCAACGTGCGCACCAGTGACCGTTTAAAGGCCCTAGAACTGATGGGCAAAGCTATCGGCATGTTCGTAGACAAGTCTGAACAGAAGGTGGAGCAGGTCGACCCTGAACAGTTGAAGCGTGAGCTTGACTCTCACCTCAAGGCATTCAAGCTGAGAGCAGTTGGTTCCACGTGAAACGATAGTTCTGGTCTAGACGATAGTGCAAGCGCAGAGCATGATGCAAGCGCAGAGGATAGTTCTGGTCTGGAGAACATGCTAGCCCCGAGGATGGTTCTAGTTGGCGGTACGGACACCCACCGGTACCCCACCCCCGCGTATCGGGGGTACGTCCATCGTCACACCCTACACTCTATTCCACACATCCCATCACCACCTTCCCATCCCACACTATCACCCCTCGCACGAACACACTACCCCCAGAAGCACATCGTGCGTATACCTCCCCCCATATCGTTTTTTACTACTTGACTTGTTTAAACATAACCATAGAATACCCCCCCATACGAACGTTCGTGTTTCTACCGGGGGGGGTATATGTTTGAAAAGCAAGAAGGACTGACCCCTAGGCAGGAGCTAGTCTTAGAGTTTGTGCATGCGTATATCAAGCTCAAGGGGTATCCGCCTTCGTATAACAACATTGCACAGGGTTTGAAGTTAAAGAGTAGGTCTAACATTCATAGGCTTGTGCATACATTGAGGCAAAAGGGTTACCTAAGAGTGCAAGCTCACAAGTTTAGGAGTTTGAAGGTGGCCGATAAGGGCATTAAGAAGATACTTGCGCTATGAGCCTTATGAAGAAGCACGTAGTGCGTATGAGAAGGCTTCCATGAGCCTTCTTACAAAACAGGAAGTAAAGGATTACCGGAAGCTGTTAGACACGCTGCCGGCGAATCATCCTAATATCGTTAAGATTGCTCAGTTGCTTAAAGCGGATAAAGTTGAGCGTTGTAAAGAGAACTTCCTGCCGTTTGTAAAAGAAATGTGGCCTGTATTCATATCAGGAAGGCATCATCAAATCATGGCAGAGGCGTTTGAAAGAGTTGCTGCGGGCGATTTGAAGAGGCTAATCATTAACATGCCTCCTCGCCACACTAAGAGTGAGTTTGCCTCTTATCTATTCCCTGCGTGGTTTTTGGGTAAGTTCCCAGAGAAAAAGATTATCCAAACCGCGCATACAGCGGAGCTAGCAGTTGGGTTTGGTAGGAAGGTGAGAAACGCGGTTAACACCCCGGAATATCAGGCAATCTTTCCAACAAAGTTATCCACAGACTCAAAAGCAGCAGGACGTTGGAATACAAATAAGGGTGGTGATTACTTCGCTATCGGCGTTGGCGGAGCCGTAACAGGTAAAGGTGCAGACGTTCTAATCATTGATGACCCGCACTCAGAGCAGGAAGCAATGCTGGGCAACCCCGCAGTCTATGACCGCGTCTTTGAGTGGTACAACGCAGGACCTAGGCAGCGTCTCCAGCCGGGAGGTGCAATTGTGGTGGTGATGACCAGATGGTCTAAGAGAGACTTAACGGGTCACATCATCAACAACGCAATCAAGAGAGATGCAGATGAATGGGAAGTCATAGAACTTCCTGCCCTGATGCCTTCGGGTAAACCTTTGTGGCCTGAGTTCTGGAGCCAAAAAGAACTAGAGGCAATCAAAACTGAACTCCCTGTAAGTAAATGGGAAGCTCAGTATCAGCAGAATCCAACTTCTGAAGAAGGGGCAATCATCAAAAGGGAGATGTGGAGAGTCTGGGAAAAAGACGACCCACCTCCTTGTGAGTACATGATTCAGTCTTGGGATACAGCCTTTGAGAAGAGTTCAAGGGCTGACTACTCCGCTTGTACAACATGGGGCGTGTTCTATCATCCTAATGAGAATGGAGATGAGATAGCCAACATCATCCTATTGGATGCGTTTAAAGAAAGGATGGAGTTCCCGGCTTTAAAAAAGAAAGCATTAGAGATGTACAAAGAATGGGAGCCTGATTCTCTAATCATTGAAAAGAAAGCCGCCGGCGCTCCCTTAATTTATGAACTCAGGCAACTTGGTATTCCTTTGTCTGAATACACACCATCAAGAGGCAATGATAAGATTGCCCGTGTAAACGCAATATCGGATGTATTTGCCTCTGGGTTAGTGTGGGCACCAGCTACCAGATGGGCAGAGGAGTTAGTTGAAGAGGTTGCGTCTTTCCCTAACGGGGACCACGACGACCTTGTGGATTCTACAAGTCAGGCTCTTCTTAGATTCAGGCAAGGCGGTTTCATTAGGTTGGAATCAGACATGAAAGAAGAAGAGCCAGTGTTTAAACGCAAAATGGCGTATTACTAATGTCTATTGAAAAATCTCTCTACGCGGCACCTGAAGGTCTTGAGGCTCTCGATGATGGAGAGGAGCTAGATATTGAGGTTAATGACGATATTGAATTGGGCTCAGACCAAGAGCCTCCAGAAGAACCTATTGGGTTTGATGAAAACCTTGTAGAGCACCTAAATCCGGGGATTGTTGAAGAGCTTGTCTCCGACATCATCTCTGACTTTGATGATGACATCTCTTCCCGTAGAGACTGGATTAAAGCTTATGTTGACGGTCTTGAGCTTCTAGGACTTAAGATTGAAGAGCGTATGGACCCGTGGCCCGGCGCTTGCGGGGTCTACCATCCACTTCTCTCTGAGTCTCTGGTTAAGTTCCAAGCAGAGACAATCATGGAGATTTTCCCTGCCTCGGGGCCTGTAAAGACCGAAATCATAGGCAAGGAAACCCCAGAGAAGAAAGACGCCGCAGCTAGGGTGCAAGCCGATATGAACTATCGGTTAACGGACGAGATGACCGAGTACCGCCCGGAGACAGAACGACTTCTGTGGGGACTGGGACTATCCGGCAACGCCTTCCGTAAGGTCTACGTTGACCCCGGTTTAAACAGGCAAACAGCTATCTTCGTTCCTGCGGAAGACGTTGTAGTGCCTTATGGTGCTTCTAATATAGAGACATCTCCTCGCGTCACTCATGTAATGAGAAAGACAGAGAATGAGCTTCGCCGTCTTCAAGTAATGGGTTTCTACGCCGATATTGACCTTGGCGAACCCAACAACACGATGGACGAGGTTGAGAAGAAGATTGCCGAAAAGATGGGATTTCGGGCCACCTCAGACGATAGATACAAGTTGCTTGAGGTTCAGGTAAACCTAGACATTGAAGGCTTTGAGCATACGGACGAAGACGGAGAACCCACTGGCCTAGCATTGCCATACCTTGTCACTATTGAAAAAGGCAGCAACAAATGTCTTGCCATTCGCAGAAATTGGGAAGAAGGTGATGAGACACACCAGAAACGCCAACATTTTGTTCATTATGGGTACATTCCCGGTTTTGGATTTTATTGTTTTGGTCTTATTCATCTTATTGGGGCTTTCGCCAAGTCTGGTACTTCTATCATTAGACAGTTGGTTGACGCCGGAACTCTTGCTAATCTGCCCGGAGGCTTTAAAACAAGAGGAATGCGGGTCAAAGGTGACGATACCCCAATCGCCCCCGCAGAGTTCAGAGACGTTGATGTCCCATCAGGAGCAATCAAAGACAACTTGATGCTGCTTCCTTACAAGGAACCAAGCCAAGTCCTCCTAACGCTCTTAAATCAGATTGTTGAAGACGGACGTAGGTTTGCTAACACCGCAGACCTACAAGCCTCTGACATGTCTGCCAACGCCCCTGTAGGCACCACGCTAGCTATTCTAGAGCGTACCCTCAAGGTGATGAGTGCGGTCCAAGCCCGCATCCATTACTCAATGAAGCAAGAGCTTCGTCTGCTAAAGAACATCATCGCAGACTATACGCCCGAGGAGTATGAGTACGAACCAGCAGAAGGCGACAAGAAAGCCAAGAAATCTGACTATGACATGGTGGATGTTATCCCTGTGTCTGACCCCAACGCCGCAACTCTGTCTCAAAAAGTTGTCCAGTATCAGGCAGTTATCCAACTAGCACAGCAAGCCCCGCAACTGTATGACTTGGCTTATCTGCATAGGCAAATGCTTGAAGTTTTAAGTATTCCAAATGCAGCTAAGTTAGTTGCACTAGAAGACGACCAAAAGCCAATGGACCCAATGTCTGAAAACATTCAGGCAATGAAAGGCAAACCCCTAAAGGCGTTTATCTATCAGGACCAAGACGCTCATATTGCAGCGCACCAAGCGTTTATGCAAAACCCGGTGGTAATGCAAACCATTGGTCAAAACCCGCAAGCCAACTTGATTATGGCGTCTCTGCAAGCGCACATTGCAGACCATCTAGGGTTCTCTTATAGAGCAAAACTAGAGAAGCAAATGGGCGTCACGATGCCGCCGCCAGAAAAAGAAATGCCTAAAGAGCTTGAGGTTGAACTGTCTAAGCTTATTGCTGTTGCATCGCAGCAATTGCTTCAGGCAGACAAAGCCCAAGCCCAGCAGCAGCAAGCCCAGCAACAAGCTCAAGACCCACTTGTACAACTGCAACAAGCAGAACTACAACAGAAAGGGCAAGAGATTCAACGCAAAGCAGCAAAAGACCAAGTTGACGCTCAAATCAAAGGGCAACAACTTCAGATTGAAAGGGAAAGAATCCAACAACAAGCGCAAACAGACGCAATGCGTATCCAAGCGCAAACGCAACAGGCCCAAGCCCGTAATGAGCATGACCATGACCTTGAAAGAACCCGTTTGGGGGTTCAAACAGCCATTGAACAAGCCAGATTACGTAAAGGTCAGCAATGATTGATAAGTACCTACGTCTTCTAAATCAACAGATAGACGACAAAGTTGAACTTCTGCGTGAGGCAATCGGAAATGGTTCCGCTCGCGATTACGCAGAGTACAAAGGAATGGTTGGTGAGGTTAAAGGTCTACTTACCGCCCGTTTAAACGTAACAGACCTACTTGGAAAACTTGAGGAATCAGATGACTAAACTCGTATTGGCTACAGAAAACGGCGAAGTACCTGAAAACGCCGAAGACAAAGCCAAACAACTACCCAGACCAGCCGGATATCACGTTCTTTGTGCTGTCCCAGAGGTTGAAGAAGAGTTTGAAAACGGACTTATTAAGTCTGCTTCTACTGTTCACTATGAAGAAATGCTAACCACAGTGCTTTTTGTGGTGGCATTGGGTCCAGACGCATACAAAGACCCCAAAAAGTTCCCTTCCGGGCCTTGGTGCAAGCAGGGAGACTTCGTTCTAGTACGTCCAAACGCAGGTTCTAGGCTAGTAATCCACGGCAAAGACTTCCGTTTGATTAACGACGACACGATTGAAGCTGTTGTGGATGACCCCAGAGGAATTAAGCGTAAATAAGGAGCTTAAACATGGCTGAATTTGACAAAGAAGAGTTTAAATTCCCCGATGAAATCGAATCTGAAGCCAAAAACGAGGTTGAAGACGATGATTTTGAAGTAGATATTGAAGATGACACCCCGGAAAAGGACAAAAACCGGGAACCTTTGCCTAAAAAAGTGGCAGAAGAACTCTATAACGATGAGTTAGAGGACTATTCAGCCAAGGTAAAGGGCAAACTTGTAGCTTTAAAACGACTTGCACACGACGAAAGACGCGAAAAAGAGCGTGTTTTGCGTGAAAACCAAGAGGCTACAGCTCTTGCAAAACGTCTATTTGAAGAGAATAAACGCCTAAAAACGTCCCTAAATGACACTGAAAAGGTCACTCATTCCACTGTTTCAAGGGCAATTGAACTTGAATTAGATGGCGCAAAGCGGGCTTATAAAGAGGCATATGAGTCTGGCGATACAGACAAAATCCTTGATGCTCAATTGGAATTAAATAGGCTTTCCAATGATAATGAGCGTGTTAAAAACTATAGGCCAACCCCTTTACAAGAAGAAGAGTTTCATGTTCCAATAGAAGAACAGAGGCCAAAGGTTGACCCAACCGCAGTTCGCTGGCAAAAGCAAAATGCATGGTTTGGTCAAGATAAGGTGATGACGGGCATGGCGCTAGCCTTGCACGAAGCACTGAAAGACGAAGGTATCGTTGTGGCATCTGACGAATACTACAAACGCATTGACCAAACAATGCGACAGAGGTTCCCTGAGAAATTCTCTAAGGCACCAAAAAGCTCGATTGTTGCACCTGCAACTCGCAGCACATCCTCTAAGCGTATTGCTTTGAAGACCTCACAGGTCAACATTGCCAAAAAGCTTGGAATCACTCCTGAGCAATACGCTCGGGAAGTCTTAAAACTGGAGTCATAAAATGGCTGACCGTACACCTCGCAATCTTGAAACCCGTTCTGTTGAAGCCCGCCCTGAGTTTTGGCGTCCGCCAGAGCTTCTACCGGAGCCTGACAAACAAGCTGGGTACACCTATCGTTGGGTTAGGGTTTCTCTGAATGGCAATGCTGACCCCCGCAACATTTCCTCAAAACTGAGGGAAGGCTGGGAACCAGTAAAGCTAGAAGAGCAGCCACAGTTTCAAATGCTCGTTGACCCCAATAGTCGCTTTAAAGACAACATTGAGGTTGGTGGGCTGTTGCTCTGCAAGATTCCCGAAGAGTTTATGAAACAACGTGCGGCATACTTTGACGACATGTCTCGTAAACAGACGGAATCAGTAGACAACAATCTTATGCGTCAAAGCGACCCAAGGATGCCAATCTTCAATGAACGGCGCTCCACGGTTAGTTTTGGCAAAGGCAGTTAAACTTTTTGGAGCTTTAAATGGCTTATCCTGTTGTTACGGCCCCATACGGGCTAAAACCAGTCAATTTGATTGGTGGGCAGGTATTTGCGGGGTCTACTCGCATGTACCCGATTGTTCAAGCGTACGGCACCAGCCTTTTTAATGGCGATGTTGTACAAATGACCACTACCGGCACGGTAGCAATCACAACTCTGGCAATTGGCACAACTTCACAAGCCGCACAAACTGCTGTTCCTGCAACGGTTGGTGTGTTTGTTGGTTGTGAGTATTCGCCTCCTGCTGGTCCACTGTTTGGCAAACAACGCGCTCAGTACTGGCCCGCCAGCACAAACGCTGTTGACGCTGTTGCTTACGTTGTTGATGACCCTGACACTGTGTTCCAGTCGGCTGTGCTATCCATGCCAGCGGCTACGACTAACACGGCAACGGCTCTTAGCACGATTGGCTACATGTCTCCCATTTTTGTGGGAACTAACGTGTACTACGTTGGCGCTAACGTTGGCAGCACCTCGACGGGTAACTCCACTGGTGGTGTAGTTGGTAACACTGCGGGCGCAAGCAATGGTGCCGGTAACGTGGTTAAAACCAACAGCAACACAACGGCTTTCCGTGTAGTTGGTCTGGTTGAAGAGTCGGCGGTTACGGTTGCTACTTCGTTGACTGCGGCGGCTTCGTCTACGTCATTGACTGTTGCTTCAACTGCTGGTGTTTTCCCCGGTATGCAAGTCATTGTTCCTGCCTTTACGGCTGGAGCAGGCGGTGCTGGATACAACACCTACGTCACGGCTGTGACAAGTTCAACGGCTGTTACCGTTTCGGCCAGCATCACTGCTGCAAGCGGTTCTGCTGTGGCATTTGTCGGATATCCTGAAGTTCTGGTTAAGTGGAACTTTGGCTATCACGGCTACTACAACGCTACCAGCGTTTAAGGAGTAACTCATGGCTATCTCACGCGCACAGCTACTTAAAGAGCTGCTCCCCGGTCTGAACGCTCTGTTTGGTCTTGAGTATTCTCGCTATGGCGAAGAGCACAAAGAGATTTACGAAACGGAAACCTCTGAGCGTTCGTTTGAAGAAGAAACCAAGCTGTCTGGTTTCTCTGCTGCACCAGTCAAAAACGAAGGCCAAGCCATCGCTTATGACAATGCACAGGAAGCATGGACTGCGCGGTACAACCACGAAACCATCGCTCTTGGCTTTAGCCTGACCGAAGAAGCAATCGAAGATAACCTCTACGATTCGCTTTCGGCTCGCTATACCAAAGGTTTGGCTCGGGCAATGGCTTACACCAAACAGGTGAAAGCTGCTGCTGTTCTGAACAACGGCTTTAACGCTGCCTACACGGGCGGTGACGGAGTTTCGTTGTTTAGTGCCGCGCATCCGTTGGTTTCTGGTGGCACCAATAGCAACACGCCCGCAACTCAAGTTGACTTGAATGAAACTTCGTTGGAAAACGCAGTTATTCAAATCGCTGGGTGGACGGATGAGCGTGGTCTGCTGATTGCAGCCAAGCCCCGTAAGTTGATTGTTCCTCCGTCGCTCCAGTTCGTTGCAACTCGTTTGCTCGAAACGGAACTGCGCGTTGGTACAACCGACAACGATGTGAACGCTCTGAAGAACAATGGTTCTATCCCAGAAGGGTATACCATTAACCACTTCCTGACGGACACAAACGCTTGGTTCCTTACCACGGATGTGCCTAACGGCATGAAGCACTTTGTCCGTACCCCGCTGCAAAACTCCATGGATGGAGACTTCGACACGGGGAACGTCCGTTACAAGTCCCGTGAGCGTTACAGCTTCGGCTGGTCTGACCCGCTCGGTATGTACGGCTCGTCAGGTTCAAGCTGATAGTAAGAAAGGGGGGCCAAAAGCCCCCTTTTCTTTTATATGTAGCTATGGTATAAAGTTTAAACCTAGATACCCGACTTGCTGACTGACTAGGCAGACTTCCCTCAAGAGACAGCAAGTTTAGATTTGAGGATTTATTATGGGTTTCGCTTCCCACCTTGGCCCTTGGCTACTTGGCACTAACAAGTACACAACGGGCACGACCGCTGGCACCATTCAAAACATGGGCGCAACGATTGTGCTCCAAGACGCTGACTACACCACTCCTTCTGGTGTTTCTACTTCCGCTGCTTATACTGGCGCTACTACGCTCATGGCAGTCCTGCCAGCAGGGTCAATCATCCATGCAATTATTGCGGATGTGACGACCGCGTTTGTCGGTGCTTCGGGTGCAACCACTTTGACGTTCTCGACGGGTAACGCCACCACTGGTTTGACTAGCAACTTTGCATCAGGAAGCACGTTAGGGACACTTAGTGGCACTAGCACACTCTCCGCTGGACGCTCGACTATTACGCCAAATACGACCAATATTGCGTTGTTTAACAACGTCGGCACCACAGACCTCATTATTAATATGGTGTTTGCCACCGCTGGTAACTATACGTCTGGCGGTTCGGTAAATGTACAGATTGTTTACGCTGTACGTGGCTCTGATGGCGTAATGTATCCGACTGGTTTCCAGAACTAAGGGGCTAACATGCGCCCAATCGTTTACACGATTACTGGTGGGAATGGTACGCAGACCGCTTCTCAGGTATGTGCAATAGACTATTACATTTCTCCGGCAAATATTGCTTTGAACGTAGTGGTCACGGGGACAATTACCTATACGGTGCAGTACACGTTTGATGATGTGTTTGCTGCCGGGTATAACCCGAATGCTGGTAGTGCGAACTGGACTAATCATCCTACATTGGTCACGCAGACTATTACGAAAGATTCAAACATTTCGTATCCTGTGCGGGGCATTCGGCTTATCTCCCCGGCATCCCCTGCATCTACCGGCACTGCTACTTTGACCATCATCCAAGGTGGTGGAGGCGGATTAGCATGATTGCAACAAGCATTGACGGTTCTAACTCGACGCTTGACCTGCTATCGACGCTGCTTGCTGACCCGACTGTTTATGCTGACAAACTCAAGGCGCTGACCGAAGCCACTGCTGAAAACAAAAAGTATGTGGAGTTGGTCGGTCCTGTCTCTGAGATTGTTGCTATTCGGGCGCAAGTTGATGCAGACCGCGTAGCAGCAGCGCAAGCTCTATCAGATGCAAAAGCTCAAGCTATCAACATTGTTGGTGATGCTCACGCAGACGCTTCGGGTATTCTTGCAGATGCCCAAGGTCAAGCTGACACTTTGATTGCACAAGCTAAAGCTCAGAAAGACCAGTCTGATGCGGTGTTATCTCAGGCTGAGATTTCATTGGCTGATGTTAAACGGGCAGAAGCGGAAGCCAAAGCAGCAACGGCTGCGGCTAATGCACAAGCTCAAAGTTTGGCAATTGCACAAGCAGCAACTGAAGCCCTGCAAGCAGAAGTGGCAGACATCAAAGCAGCATTACTAGTAAAGACCCAAGCCTTCATTGAAGGGTTGTAATGTCAGTTGTCCTACTCACGGAGCCTTTCTCTGGTGGGGGTAGCGGTTCCGGTACTGTAACCTCAGTCGATGTTTCTGGGGGCACTACCGGACTAACTACATCTGGCGGTCCAGTTACGACCGCTGGAGTTATTACGCTTGCTGGCGTACTCAATGTTGCCAACGGTGGTACTGGAACGGCAACACCGGGATTAGTAGCCGGGACAAATGTCACGATTACCGGGACGTGGCCTAATCAAACCATAAATTCTTCTGGCGGGGGTGGTGGCGGCGGAACGGTTACTAGTGTAAACCTGTCTGCGCCAGCAATATTTACTGTTACCGGGTCGCCAGTAACAACATCTGGGACGTTAACGCTTTCGTATTCTGGCACTGCGTTGCCGGTTGCTAATGGTGGCACAGGTGCTACCACGTTGACTGGCTATGTGTACGGCAACGGCACCAGTGCAATGACGGCAAGCACGTCTATACCGACTGCCGCGTTAAGTGGTACGGTAACTAATGCCCAACTTGCAAATAATTCAATTACGCTTGGGTCTACTGCCATTTCATTGGGTGCAACCGCATCTACTTTGGATGGTTTGGCTTCTGTTGCTGTAACAGCCGACCCAACAACTGCATTTCAATTAGCCACCAAACAATACGTTGACGGTCTTGTATCGTCTGGTCTGGTGTATCACCAGCCAGTTCAGGTGGCAACCACGGCAAGTCTTGCATCAATTACAGGCGGGGCGGTAACGTACAACCAACCCGGCGGCGCAGGTGTTGGGGTTGGGGCAACACTTACGTTATCTGTTGCGTTAACGGTTTTGGATGGGTACACACTACTCAACACCAACCGAATTCTAGTCAAAGATGAAGTTAACCAAGCGTACAACGGTGTCTATACATGGGCAACTGGGGGTACGGTACTAACTCGGTCAACCGATACTGATACTTATGGTTCTGGCACAAGCCAACTTAGCCAAAACGATTATTTTTTTACACAAAACGGAACAATTAACAAAGGTACGTCTTACGTTGTAACTACAACTGGGACCATTACGTTTGGCTCAACAAACATTGTATTTGCGGAATTTAGTAACTCGCAGGTATACACGGGCACAGCGCCAGTCAATGTATCTGGCACGGTTATTTCTCTCAACACTGCATACGGAGATACTCAAAATCCGTATGCTAGCAAAACAGCCAATTATGTGCTGGCTTCTCCAGACGGGATTTCTGGAGTTCCAACGTTTAGAGCAATTGTTGCTGCCGACATACCAACGCTCAACCAGAATACAACTGGCACTGCGGCTAACGTCACTGGGACAGTAGCGGTTGCAAATGGCGGAACGGGAGCAACGGCGTTAACTGGGGTTTTGAAAGGCAACGGCACTAGTGCGTTTACTGCCGCAACTGCTGGAACGGATTACCAAGCACCTATTGCATTAACAACGACTGGTTCTTCTGGTGCAGCCACGTTTGTTGGGAACACACTCAATATCCCCATATATACTGGCGGAGGAAGCAGTGGGCCAATTCTTGAGTCTTACAGAACAATCAGTCAAAACTACACAATTACAACCGGTTCTAACGGGTTTAGCGTAGGCCCTGTCGTGATTGCTGCGGGGTTTGCGGTTACTGTTCCAACGGTTTGGCGTATTGATGGATAAAACATGAGTTCAATTAAACTTCAAGGCAATGCAAGTGGCGCTGGCACGCAGACGTTACAAGCGTCTGCAACTGCGGGCACACCAATCATTACATTACCGGACGCAACTGGGACTCTACTTGTCAGTGGCGGGGATTTAGGAACGCCCTCAGCGATTGTTCTGACAAACGGAACAGGGCTTCCGCTCACAACAGGTGTTACAGGCATTCTTCCTGCGGCTAACGGCGGTACGGGTGTAGCCAACAACGCATCTAGTACGATTACAATATCTGGCGCTTTCGGCACAACGATTACTGTTTCCGGCACAACTACTGTTACGTTACCGACGACGGGGACACTTGCGACTTTAGCCGGAACCGAAACTTTTACTAATAAGACGCTGACCAACCCAACGGTTACGAACTATGTTGAGACGCTGTATACGGCTAATACCAGTACGGCAATCACGGTGGACTTGACAAACGGTACGGTTCAGAACTTGACGCTGACGGGCAATGCGACGATTACGATGCCCACGGCTGTAGCGGGTAAGTCATTCATTATTATCTTGTCTCAAGACGCTACTGGAAGCCGGACGGTCACTTGGTCAACGGTATCATGGCCTTCAGCAACCGCGCCAACAGTCACCAGCACCGCGAGTAAAAAGGACATTTATTCGTTTTTCTCCAACGGCACTAGCTGGTTCGGTACCACTATCGGACAAAACTACACATAATGTTTGCTGCATCTAAATCAGGTAGAAGGGCTGTTGCTGCGACGGACCCGTTTTTTCGGTATGTTCCGTTGCTGTTGGAAACAACCAGCACTAACGGGCAGCAGAACAACACGTTCTTAGATTCCAGCACCAACAACTTCACTATCACCCGCAACGGAACCCCCACACAGGGTTCTGTGACTCCGTACTGGCCTGACGGGTATTGGAGTACTTATGTTACCAGCAGTACGGATTATGTAAACGTAGCGTCAAGCGCGGGTTTTGCATTTCCGGGTGCCTTTACAGTAGAAGGGTGGTTTTTTTGGACAAGTACCCCCCCTACTGGTTTGATGAATGGCGGGAATGGAAATAACTCTTTTGGTATGTACACTAACGGCGCGTACATTGGATTGAATATTTTTGGCGCTGGCAATATAGTAACAACATCCTCATTCCCCTCCTTAAATACATGGCATCACATTGCAATGACAAGGGACGGCTCAAATAATTGCATTATTTGGGTTGATGGGGTTAATTCTGCTAGCGCAGTATCGGCTCACAGTTTTTTGCAAAACGCTTGGCTTATATACAATAGCAGTGGTGTTGGTGGAAATTCGTACATTAGCAATTACAGAATAGTAAAAGGAGTTGCGGTTTATACTGGAGCATTTACTCCACCAACGTTACCACTTCAAAAAACACAAAGTGCTGGAACCAATATTTCGGCCATTACAGGAACGGCAACGTCGCTTCTTACACTTCAATCCAATAGATTGATAGACAACAGCACTAGTGCTCTTGCGGTCACTGCAACCGGAAGTCCAAGAACCCAAGCATTCCAACCATTCCCTCCCTTGGCATCCTATACCACTGCGGCGTATGGGGGGGGTGGGTATTTTAATGGCAGTACGGATGGATTAACTGCACCTTCTACCACTGCGTTTGCTTTTGGTTCTGGAGTAGATTTCACGGTTGAATGTTGGGTGTATCTTACTGCTTATAGTTCAGGAGGCGTCCTAGGAGGAGGATTATTTGGAACTAACAATGGTGCTGTCGCTGGATGGATGATTAATTCTGGACAAGACATAAACACCTTTCGTATTATTAGTAACGCTAGTGGCACTTGGGCAGACAACATAACTGTTTCTGCTGGAAATGGGCTACCGCTTAATCAATGGACACATGTTGCATTTGTGCGTAGCGGCGCAGTATTAACCCTTTACAAAAACGGAACTTCAGTTGGTAGTTTGTCAGGCGCATCTGCTTATAATTTTACATCTCCCAATAATATAGGATATATAGGTTATTGTCTCGAGGGACCTCGTTATGTTCCCGGATATATTAGTAATTTACGGGTGGTAAAGGGGACGGCAGTTTATACGGCCAATTTTACGCCACCGACTGCACCCGTAACAGCAATAACTAACACCAGTCTGCTTACCAACTTCACAAACGCAGGAATATACGACGCTGCGGTGCAAAACAATCAATTAACGGCGGGAAGTGCACAGGCCAGCACTACTGTATCCAAGTGGTCGCCGACGAGCATGAAGTTCAACGGGACTACGGATTATTTGACTGCGATTGACGGACCGCAACTTCAACTTGGCACTGGTGACTTTACGATTGATGGTTGGGTTTATGTCTCGGCAATTGGAGTTTTGTATGGAATTATCAGCAAAGGTACAGCAACAACTGGATGGTCTGTAAATATTACTACTCTTAATAAACTTCAATTTAGTTATACGGCATCTAACCTAACAGGTGCAACTTCATTGGCCGCATCTACTTGGTACTATTTTGCCGTTGTGCGGTCTGGAAGTGCAACTGGAAATTTAAAGGTTTACCTTAACGGAACGGCAGATGCCACAAGCGGCGGCGCTGTAACAGACGCATTTACTCAAACCAATACGTTGTATGTTGGCGCAGACCGTATAGGCACAAGCCTATTGAGTGGGTATTTGCAGGACGTTCGGATAACCAAATACGCTCGCACCATTACAACGCCAACAGCCGCGTTCCCAACGAGGTAATCATGCAACTTGCTAATCAAGACCTCATCATTAAAGACCACACAGAGTGGTTTCCCAACACTTCGTTTGGTGACCGTGGGCCAACGCTGGATTGGATTGCTGAAGCCGGGTACTACGTCATCTCGGTATGGAAGGACCACGACTACAAGACTGAGAAACTTGTGTCGGCTGCCCCGCATCTGCATGACGGGATGTGTTGTCTTGTCAATGTAGAACCCCTGACCGATGAAGAACTTCAGGCAAGGGTTGATACCCAATGGAACGCAATCCGCAGTCAGCGCAATCAGATGCTCAAGGATACGGATTGGACGCAGGTTGCAGACGCGCCGGTTGACAAAGCAGCATGGGCAACGTATCGTCAGGCATTACGCGATATCACCGCTCAGCTAGACCCGTTTAACATCACGTGGCCGAAACAAAATGGCTAAATCTCCTGCATGGCAAAAGGCAGAAGGGAAGAACCCCAAGGGGGGTCTGAACGCAAAAGGGCGGGCATCAGCAAAGGCTCAGGGAATGAACCTAAAGCCACCCGCCCCGAATCCAAAAACGACCAAAGACGAAGGGAGAAAGAAGAGCTTTTGTGCCAGAATGAGCGGCATGAAATCGAAACTTACTTCCTCCAAAACAGCCAACGACCCCGACTCCCGGATTAACAAAAGCCTTCGGGCGTGGAAGTGCTGAAATGGATACAACCATTTGGAATGCTATTCTTTCTGTTGGTGTAAGCGTAATTGGGTTTACTCTCAAAAGCGTATTTGATGAGTTAAAACGCCTTCAAGTGCTGATTAACAAAACACGCGAAGAAGTTGCCAAAGAGTATGTAACTAAACAAGAACTCCATGCCGACATGAATCGGGTAATGGATAGGTTAGACAGACTAGAATCCAAAATTGATAGGTTGGTAGCAAATCATGCCCAGCAGCAGTAAGAAACAACACAATTTCATGGAAGCGATTGCCCATTCGCCTTCATTTGCTAAAAAAGTTCACATCCCTCAATCAGTGGGCAAAGATTACGCAGCAGCCGATAAAGGCAAAACCTTCAGTAAGGGTGGCGACATGAAAGAATCTAAAGGTATGGTTGGCAAAGAAGTTGCTTTCTTTAAAAAGAAAGGCGCTCCCAAATCCATGATTAAGCATGAAGAATCTGAAATGAAAGGCTATGCGCGTGGCGGTAAAGTGCGCCGCATGGCTGCTGGCGGCACTGGTGACCCGTTTGAGTTAAGCGATACGGACCGCGAAAACTATGCAAAGAACGGCGCAGAGAATTTAAAACGCTTTAAAGGTTTCTTTGGGTTTGGTGATAAAGAAGAAGCTGCCCCTATTGACCGTTCGCGTGATGTTGACCGCACGGTTAAACCAACTGAAAGTTACACGCCGCGCCCTCCGCTTGGCATCACTAAAACCAAATCACCTCGTACATCTTCAGGCAACAGCGCAGCAGAAGATGAGGTTGAGCGTTTAGATGCGGCAATGATGGCTGCTTCAAGGGACAAAACTGCAAAAGGCCCTCAGTTCATAAGTTCTATCCAAACCAACGGAGGCGAGCTAAGTGGTGATGGGTTGTCTCCAATAAAAAAACCAAAAACACCCGTTAAACCAGCAATAAAAAAACCGGTTGGTTTTGAAAAAACGGAAAAAAAAGAACGGGTTATTACTGAACCTTCAGAAAAAACAAGCACAGGGGCAACGTTTAAATCTGACCTAGAAGGTAGGTTAGACCAAATGAAACCTTCGCGTAAGTTTGGTATGGCATCTGATGAAACCCGCGCATCTGTGCGTAAGGGGCTTGGAAGTTTTATGGATTTCTTTGACTTAAGCAAAGCTCACGAAAGAGAGTTTGGCAAAAAACTGGCTAAAGGTGGTAATGTGAAAAGAATGCGTTATGGCGGTTCGCCAGAAGATGGTATGGACATGGGCCAACCTATGCGTGGCTCTGCGCCTCTTTCTCTCCCTCCCCGTGGTCGCGGTATGCCAGCAGCAGGTCCAGAAATGAACCCAAATTCTATTGCTGCACTTCAAGCCAAGTATGGGATGCGTCCACAAGGCGGTCCTCCAATGAAAGCTGGCGGTTCAGTCAAAAAAATGGCTGAGGGTGGGTTTACCCGTGAAGCAGACGGTGTTGCTAAAAAAGGCAAGACCCAAGGCAAAATGGTTAAGATGGCTGGCGGCGGGTTTGTAAAGTCGGCTGATGGTTGTGCCCAGCGAGGCAAAACCCGAGGCACACAGGTTAAGATGAACCGTGGCGGGATGTGCTAAACCATGCGCCCTTCTCGCGGAATGGGGGCAATCAACCCGTCTAAGATGCCGGGAAAACGGGTTGTCAAACGAAAAGACAACCCGGATGATGTTGACTTCTACGCTAATGGCGGACCTGTTGGGCTTTATGCCAACATTCACGCAAAGCAAGAACGTATCAAGCACGGCTCTAAAGAAAAGATGAGAAAGCCCGGAAGCAAAGGCGCACCCACTGCTGAAGCATTTAAACAGTCAGCAAAGACAGCTAAACGATGACAACCTCCGGCACCGCTTCGTTTAACCTAACGTTCAATGAGATAGCAGAAGAATGCTATGAGCGTTGCGGTGTTGAGATGCGTAGCGGGTATCAGCTTCGCACTGCTCGCCGTTCTATGAATCTAATGACCATAGAATGGGCAAACAAAGGCATCAACTTATGGACCATTGAAGAGGGAGAGATTCCTCTTGTACAAGGTCAGGTTGCTTATGCTTTGCCGGCAGACACTATTGATTTGCTTGACCACGTAATCAGGCAGAATCAAGGCACCACCAATCAGCAAGACATCAACATTACCCGGATATCGGAGTCAACCTACTCCACGATTCCAAACAAACTTGCCCAAGGCAGACCTATTCAAGTCTGGATTAACAGGCAAACAAACGCTATCTATTCAGCGGGAATTACCCTTTCCTCTACAATTACTGCAACTGATACATCCATTACAGTTAGTGATGGTTCGGTACTTGGAGCGGCAGGATACATTCAGATTGGCAACGAACAGATTTATTACACCAGCATTCTTGGGAACACGCTTCAGCTTTGCAATCGCGGGCAGAACAACACAACTGCTGCGGCGCATACTGCTGGCGCGGCAATCTCAGTAGTTAATAGCACTACGATTAACATTTGGCCCACGGCAAACGCTGGGGGTTCATATACTTTTGTTTACTGGCGCATGAGGAGAATCCAAGATGCTGGCACAGGAACAAAGACCGAAGACATCCCTTTTAGATTCTTACCTTGCCTCATTGCTGGCCTTTCTTATTACTTGTCAGTCAAGATACCAGAAGCGTCAGACCGCGTTGCAATGCTCAAAAGCCAATATGATGAGCAATGGACTCTCGCCGCAGATGAAGACCGTGAAAAGGCTTCCTTGCGCTTGGCTCCCAGACAAATGTTCTTCTAATGGCAAATAAGTACGCATCTGGCAAGTTCTCAATTGCTGAATGCGACCGATGTGGTCAGCGTTACAAACTGAGTGAACTAAAAAAAGAGGTCATTAAGACAAAACTTTTTCAAATTAAAGTTTGTCCTGAATGTTGGGACCCCGACCAGCCTCAGTTGTCATTAGGACTTTACCCAGTCTATGACCCACAAGCAGTCAGAGAACCAAGACCGGATGTAAGCTACTATCAATCTGGAAACAGTGGGCTTGAAACAAACACCACAAGCGGCACAGGTGTTAATCAGAACGGGTATCCAGAAGAAGGAAGTAGGGTTTTTCAGTGGGGATGGAACCCGGTTGGCGGGGCTGCTTGGTTTGATTCGGGATTGACTCCTAACGATTTGGTTTTAAACTTTACGCTTAGTAGCGTTACAATAGGATAGAAAATGAACCGTAAAGAAGTTAAAGGCATTGCTGATGTCGAAGCCGCGAAGGCGGTCAAAGGGCATGAGAAAAAAATGCACGGCATGAAGAAAGGTGGACCCACCAGCCTTGACCGCAAGAAGTACGGGCGTAATCTGTCCCGTGCAATGAACCAGAGGTAATCATGGCATTCACTATGAAAAAAGGCGGGAAAGAGGTAGGAGGGGCTAGTGTCTATGCCAAGCCTCATACCGGCTCCAGCCCCGGTGTTGATTTAAGTAACTTTGGTTATGGCAAACAAAAGAAAGGCGACCAACTAGACGACATCAATATGTCTGTTTCGTTTGTCTCAGGGAAGCCCTATCCTGAACCAAAGACTACAGGCGTAAAAACCCGTGGCAACGGCGCAGCAACCAAAGGCACGATGGCTAGAGGCCCGATGGCATGACTTACATTGAACTGGTTGCAGCGATACAGAACTATTCGGAGAATAGCTTTGACTATTCAACGACGCCTAGTATCCTCAATCGGTTCATTGAGCAAGCTGAACAAACGATTTATAACGGGGTTCAGCTTCCCTCTTTGCGTAAGAATGTAACCGGGGTTACAAGCCCAGCCAATCGTTTCCTTGCTTGCCCTGCGGATTGGCTTTCAACGTATTCAATCGCAGTTATTGATGCAACAGGTGCATATAACTATCTTTTAAACAAAGATACAAGTTTTATGCAAATGGCGTATCCAAATCCATCTGATACTGGATTGCCTCTTTATTATTCATTGTATGGGCCGCAAACAACGCAACCGGCAGAACTAACGTTTTTGTTAGCTCCAACGCCTGATGCGGTTTATACAATGGTGCTTAACTATTTCTTCTACCCAGAGTCAATTGTTACCGCCGGCAACACTTGGCTTGGCGACAACTTTGACATTGCACTACTTAACTTTTCTTTAGTAGAGGCAATCACTTATATGAAAGGCGAGCAGGATATGGTTGCCTTGTATAAGGGTAGAGCAGACAACGCAATGTCCTTGCTCAAGCAACTGGGCGATGCCAAAGAGAAGGGTGATTCGTTCCGTGACCCTCCGCCTAAATATAAAGTCATATGATTACGCAGACGGTCACCACATCGTTTAAATACGATTGCTACACGGCGCAGCAGGACCTATCAACGGACACGTTGATGATGGCTCTGTACACTGCGGCAGCTAATTTAAACGCTGACACAACCGCGTATACATCAGATAACGAAGTTAGTTCTCCAAACTACACTGTTGGCGGGATAGTGTTGACCGGGGTAACAGTAAACACATCCGGTACAACCGTTTACCTTAGTTTTACAAATCCCACTTGGAACTCGGTGTCGTTTACATGCAGGGGTGCTTTGATTTATAACGCAACAAAAAGCAATAAATCAATTGCAGTGTTGAACTTTGGTTCTGACAAAACAGTTTCAAATAGCAGCTTCACTGTTGTTCTTCCGGCAAACACCGCAACCAGCGCATTGATTCGTTCTTAATATGTTAGTTAACACAATCCACGGTGAAATGGACGACTCTCTTCTAGTCAAGAAAGAGGGTTTGATAGATAATGACATTGAACTGACCACATGGGTTGAGTACTGGCTCAATGATGAGCTAGTGCATCGCTCTGTCCACGTTACCCTCAGAACTTCACCGTTTACACAGCTTGAAGCTGCGGAAATAGGATAAATCATGGCAAACACTCAATCCATGTGTACATCGTTCCTTGGGGAACTGTTGACCGCGACCCATAATTTTGGTGTGGCTCCTACCCGTGCTACAACCTCTGCCGACACGTTTAAAGGTGCTTTGTATCTAACGACGGCAACAATCAACGCAGGGACTACCGCTTACACCGCAACTGGAGAAGTTACCGGGACAAACTACACGGCTGGTGGTGTTGTAGTTACCAACGCAACAGCCCCGGCATCAGCCAATTCATCTGCTACCGCCGGCTCAGCCTACTGGACTCCTTCGGCTTCTATTGTGTATTCAAACGTCACATTAGGCACTGCATTTGACACAATATTGATTTATAACTCAACCCAAAGTAATAAGTCTGTGTCTGTTCACACGTTCAGTTCGCAAACGATTACTGCTGGTAATTTTGTTTTGACCATGCCAACAAACAGTTCTAGCACTGCGTTGATTCGACTTTCTACGACGTAAGGTGGAATGTGACGACAGGCTGGGGCGACCTTAGTTGGGGTAGTAATGGGTGGGGAGGAGATGTTCCCACCTATAACCAAGCCATAACTGGCGTTGCAGCGGCGGGCAATGTAGGGGCAGTGGGGCCGGGAAAGGCAGCAGCAATATCTGGAGTTTTAACATCTGGTAATGTGGGTTCTATGGTTCCAACCCGGTTTGTTGAAATTACTGGAACCACGGCAAGTGGAACTCTTGGCACATTTGGGTACTATTATTGGACTGCTATAGATGATACTCAGAATCCCAATTGGACCGAGATTACGAATTTTTAAGGATTAGAAATGGCAACCTCATATACCTCGCTACTAGGGCTTGCCCTCCCCGCTACGGGAGAGTTGTCAGGTACTTGGGGCGATACGGTCAACAACTACATCTCTAACTATATTGATGCGGCAGTTGCTGGCACACAAACAATCACCGCTGATACGACGTTAACGAAGACCACAGGGTCAAGCCTAGGTGCTACGTCATCTCAGTACATGGTGCTGTTGTGCAGCCCCGCATCAGCTAATATTACCGTTACCGCGCCCGCAGCAAGTAAAACCTACGTTGTTATCAATACATCAGCAACGTACACAGTAACTGTAAGAGGCGCAGGTCCTACGACCGGCGTAGTAGTTCCAACATCAGGCAAAGCTATCCTTGCATGGAATGGCTCTGACTTTGTAAACGTTGGTGGTGGTGTTGGCACTTCAACAACCGGCCAAGCATTGGTTAACAGCAGCGGCGCTATCGCTGGTGTTTCTCCCGGTACAAACGGTAACGTATTAACGTCTAACGGTAGTGCTTGGGTATCTTCCACCCCGGCGGCATCAGGCTTATCTCAAGCTAAAGCCACAATGATTTCTCTAGTCTTCGGCGCAATTTAAGGAAAGAACGTGGCAAACCCTAATCTTTTAGCCGCAACGACGGCATCCGGAACCACCACTTATTACACACCGTCTGGAACGACAGCGGTTGTGTTACTTGCAAACACCGCATCATCTGGGCAAGTCTTCAAGATTAACCAGATTGTTGCTACCAACGTCAACGGCTCATCTGCTGTAAACGCCACAGTAAGTATCTATACCAACGGCGCTGTAGCCCAAGGTTCTGCCCCGTCTAGTGGAACGGCGTACCCAATCGCCTCGACTATCTCGGTCCCGGCAAACGCCGCGCTGATTGTAGTAGACAAGACCACGCAGTTGTATCTGCAAGAAGGCACATCAATCACTGTGACTTCCGGTACAGCAAGCGGTATTACTTACAGCATCTCCTACGAAGTCATATCATAAATTTGTAAGAGATTCAGCCATGTCAATGCGCTACAAAGGGGCAATAAACAAGCCGGGGTTCAATCCGCTTGGCGCTCAAACTACGACTACATTTTATAATTTGTATATTTGGGGTAGTAACAACCAAGGTCAGTTAGGGCTTGGTAATACAACAAATTATTCTTCTCCCAAACAAGTTGGTTCTTTAAATTGGTCATTTGTAGCCGGCGGTACTTTAAGTAGTTTTGCAATTAAACCTGATGGAACGCTTTGGGCTTGGGGGTATGGTGGAAACGGAGTTTTGGGTCTTGGCAATACCACAAACTATTCTTCTCCAAAACAAGTTGGAGCATTAACAAATTGGAAAACAATTTATAACAGCAAGAGCGGATATAATACTGTCGCAGTTAAAACCGATGGAACTCTTTGGGTTTGGGGACTTGGAACTTTTGGAACTCTTGGTTTAGGAAACACTACTAGTTATTCATCGCCAAAACAAGTTGGGTCTTTAACAAATTGGTCAAAATCAAGTGTTGATGGTTATACTTGCCTTGCTATTAAAACAGATGGAAGTCTTTGGTCTTGGGGGGCTAACACCGCTGGTCAACTTGGGTTAGGAAACACTACATATTATTCATCGCCCAAACAAGTTGGTGTATTGACCACATGGGTAAATGTTGTTTCGGGTCCGGGTAGCGGTGTGCTTGCTATTAAAACAGATGGAACGTTATGGGCTTGGGGTTCGTCAACCTACGGAAAACTTGGGTTGAACAATGTAACTGATTATTATTCCCCAAAACAAGTTGGAGCATTAACAACTTGGTCTTCAATTTCCATGCAGTATTATGCAGGTGGGGCACTTAAAACTAACGGGACGCTTTGGACTTGGGGTTATAACCTTAGTGGGCAACTTGGCTTGGGCACTTCCGGTGCGGGAACATATACTTCTTCGCCGCAACAAGTTGGTGCATTAACAGATTGGTCTACGATATCGGCTGGTGCACAAACTTTTTTCTCAATTAAAACAAACGGAACTCTTTGGGCAATAGGGGGGCCTAATGGTACAGGAGTACTTGGATTGGGTGATACTACAAATCGTTCATCGCCAAATCAAATTGGCGCATTAACATCTTGGCTTTCAGTAGGTGCTGGTGCTTACCACACTTTAGCCCTAGGATAAGCGATGGCAACCACAATAGTTACAGGCGTTCAGTATTCAGGGCTATGGACACGTTCCCAGCAGTTACAGGCTATCGGGGCTGGGACTTGGACTGGATTTCCGTATTTGTATGGATGGGGTTATAACAATCAAGGTCAAGCCGGCATTAATTCATTAACGGCTACATCTAGCCCTACTCTTGTTGGTTATGGAGCATGGTCAAAAGTTTCAAGTTTTGGAGGCGCTTTGTTTTCAAGTGCAACAAAAACCGATGGAACTTTGTGGACTTGGGGCCAAAATACTTATGGTCAACTTGGCGATGGAACAACAACAAGGCAATCGTCTCCAATTCAAGTTGGTTTATTAACAAATTGGTTAAAGATTTCGTGTGGATATGCTCATTTGTTGGCAGTTAAAACAGATGGTACTTTATGGGCTTGGGGTAGAAACAACAACGGGCAATTAGGACTTGGTAATATAACAAATTATTCTTCTCCAAAACAAGTTGGAGCACTAACAACTTGGTCGGATGCTTTTGGAGGTTATTTTAATTCATTTGCAATTAAAACAGATGGGACGCTTTGGGCTTGGGGTTATAACGCATTTGGAGGGCTTGGATTAAATAATACGACAAGTTATTCTTCTCCAAAACAAATTGGTTCGTTGACCACTTGGTTAAAATTATCATCTGGATATACGTTTAGTGTTGCGGTCAAAACAGATGGAACTTTATGGTCATGGGGAACTGGTACTCAAGGCGTGCTTGGGCTTGGAAATGTAACCAATTATTTTTCGCCCAAACAAGTTGGTTCATTAACTAATTGGTTAAACATAAGTTCAGGTAATTATGCCAACAGGGGTTATACGCTTGCTACCAAAACAGACGGAACATTGTGGTCTTGGGGAGGAAATGGTTACGGAAACCTTGGGGTTGGGGATACCGTCGCCAAATCATCACCAGTACAAATTGGCAGTTTAACCACATGGTTAAAAGTTTCGGCAGGATATGGTTCTAGTTTTTCTATTAAAACCGATGGAACATTATGGTCTTGGGGGTATAACGCAAACGGTCAACTTGGGTTAGGTAACACTACTAATTATTCATCGCCAAAACAAATTGGCGTTAAATCTAATTGGACGGAAGTGGCGGCGGGAAATTATCCCGGAATTGCAATTTCAAATTCATAAGATAATAACCACATGAACAAAACACTTCATTTCCTTTCTGGTATTCCACGGTCTGGCTCGACCGTGCTTGCGGCTATCCTCAACCAGAACCCGATGACCCATGTCTCAACGACATCTGGGTTGGTTCACGCTCTTGATGGGTTGGCAAACACTTGGCACTCTGCTGGATTACTCAACGAGAATGACCCGGAAAGGAAGAAACTTGCCCAGACGATGCGCGGGGCGATTGATGCGTTCTACGAAGACACCGACAAGCCGGTAATCATTGATAAATCCCGTGGCTGGCCTATCGGTCAAATCATGGGTGCAATGTCTCAAGTTCTAGAGCGTCAGCCCAAAATCATTGCTACGGTGCGTTCTGTGCCTGATTGCGCCGCATCGTTTATACGGGTAGCCAAACCGCAGGACTTAGAAGAGTTCATGGCTACGGGGCAGTTGATGGACCACCTCCGGGCGGCGTACATCAGCCTTCAGGACGGCTATCAGCACGCCCCAGAGAACTTTCTGTTTGTGGAGTATGAAGACCTCATCCGTGACCCACAAAGCCAACTGGAGCGCATTCATGCGTTCCTAGGGTTGCCCCCGTTTGAATATGACTTGAAGAACATTGACGGTTCAAGCGTCAAGGAAGATGACGAGAACCTTCACGGCTACGTTGGAATGCACGACGTAAAGCCAGTGTTGGCTAAACAGCACTACGAAGACCCGCGTGACTTGCTGAAGCATCACTATTCGACGTTCTGTCAGCCGGAATTCTGGTTGGAGAAACCGCGCACCCTGCCAGAGTTGCATGACCTAGACCTTCAGTTGGCGGCATCCACAATGGGTGACTTTGCTGAAGGCTGGAGACTGTCGCAGAAACTAGAGGCAGAAGAGCCACAGAACCACCGCGCCGCATACAACCGGGGTTGGTACTACTTGCGTCAGGGGCAGATTCAGAAGGGCTACCAGTTGATGGACCGGGGCCGTCTGGTTGGTGTGTTTGGCAATAAGCGCCCAGATGCGCCAACAAACCAGTGGGATGGCAAAACCCGTGGCGTTGTGATGCTCTATCTTGAGGGTGGATTGGGTGACCAGATACATCAAATTCGCTATGCAAAGCACATTGCTGACCGTGGTTGCAGGGTTGTTGTATCTTGTTCTGGTCCCCTTGCAAACCTATTTGCGGGTGTTGAGGGTGTTTCGGCGGTAGTCCAGCACGAGGCTACATTCGGTATTTACCACGACTTCTACGTTGCCGGGATGTCGGCAGTTGTCCCGCTCGGGTTTGAACTCAAGGATATTTCGGGGTCACCGTACCTTGAGAAGCCAATGACTATCAAAGGGCGCAAGAAGCGGATTGGCTTGCGGTGGCAGGGGCAGTCACGGTTTGAGCACGAGCATCACAAGAAGTTTCCGTATGACTTGATGTTTAACGCAGTCAAGGACGTAGATGCTGAGTTTATTAGCCTTCAGCGCGACGAGGGTGCGGATTCATGCCCATCGTGGGTCAAGCAGGTCCCGTTGAATTCTTGGGAAGACACCCGTCAGGCGGCGGCAAGTTGTGACTTAGTGATTTCGTCCTGCACTAGCGTGAGTCACTTGGCGGCGGCAATGGGTGTGGAGACTTGGGTGATTACCCCGGTCATGCCATACTTCTTATATGCTATCGACGGCGACCGGACCCCGTACTACGACTCTATGCGTTTGATTCGGCAAGAAGTGTACGGTGATTGGAGTCACCCGTTTAAATCCGTTGCAGAGCGTCTAGAGCGTCCAAAACTTAGGAGCGTGGCATGAGTGAACGCTGGCCCGGAGGGATAATTTCTGCGACCGCTCCAACGGTCAGCACCTCTGCCGCGTCTGGTATCTGGACGATGGACCAAGCCAACTACTACATTGCGAATAACCAATGGCCTTATCCAACCAACCCATATTTATATGGATGGGGGTACAACGCAATTGGCGCTCTTGGTCTTAATAATACAACTACATATATATTATCCCCAACTCAAATTGGTTCATTAACAACATGGTCGCTTTTTGACACAGCGCCAACAGCGGCGGCACAAAATACGATTGCAGTTAAAACAGACGGTACGTTGTGGACTTGGGGTAATGGCGCAAGTGGAGGATTGGGGCTTGGAAACATAACGTCATACTCCTCCCCAAAGCAAGTTGGTGCTTTGACCAATTGGTTAAAACCCACGGCTGGCGTTAAGTGCGCGTTTGCAATAAAAACCGATGGTACTTTGTGGTCTTGGGGCAAAAACGATACTGGACAATTAGGACTTGGAAATACAACATACACATCGTCTCCAAATCAAGTTGGAGCACTTACAAATTGGTCTACTGTAGCGTGCGGCGGGAATCACGTTCTTGCAACTAAAACTGATGGAACATTGTGGGTTTGGGGGCAAGGATTCTATGGAGAATTGGGATTAGGAGCATCTGGCGCTGGCTCAAATAAATCCTCACCAAACCAACTTGGCGCTCTTACAACTTGGCTTAATGTTGCTTGTGGTTATACGTCATCATATGCCGTAAAAACAGACGGGACGTTATGGGTATGGGGACGCAATAATACAGCGCAACTTGGTTTAGGAAACATAACAAATTATTCTTCTCCCAAACAAGTTGGAGCGTTGACCACATGGTCAAATCCATCTGCTGGGTCAACATTCGCCGTTGCAACTAAAACAGATGGTACATTATGGTCATGGGGCGGCAATGCACAAGGCCAACTTGGTCTAGGAAACACAACCTATTATTCGTCGCCCAAACAAGTTGGTTCTTTGACAACTTGGTCAACGCCATCGTGTGGCGCATCTACAATGGCGGCATTAAAAACGGATGGCACCCTTTGGGCTTGGGGAACCGGCGGCACTGGTGCGCTTGGTTTGGGAAATAGAACAAATTATTCCTCTCCAAAACAAGTTGGTTTGTTAACATCTTGGTTAAAAATTTCTGCTCGTTATGCGGTTTTGGGAATAGCACGAGTTTAATTTCTCATAGGAGTCTTAAATGACACATTTCGTTCGCGTAGTTAATGGTGAAGTCAAAGATGTGTGGGACACCCCACCGTCAGAAGGTGTTGGCAACAACGGATGGCTTAATGCTATCGAGGTGCGGCCAGCGATTACTCCTCACCGTCAGGGGTACACCGCGCATCGTTTTGACTTGAATGTAGACCCAGTGCAAATCATCTGGGACACCTACGACATTTCGGTTGAAGACCGCAAAAATGGAATGAAAGCCAATGTTGGCTTCAAGTTCCAGCAAGTTGTGATGGAGCAAACTCGTTTGCAGATGTCGCCCAACCCGAATGAAGAGTACGACGCAAATGCTGTTGAGGCGGCGCGACAGGACATCTTCACAAAGCAAGCGGCGATTGATGCGGCAACAACTCATGACGAGTTGGATGCGCTTCTGTAATGGAATCAAGCGCCCGTAGCCTAGCCAAAGCGGTAACTTGGCGGATTACGGGGACGCTGGATACGTTCTTGATTAGTTGGTTTGTGACTGGAACCCCAAAGATAGCGGCGGGGATTGCGGCAACTGAACTTCTAACTAAGATTTTTTTGTATTGGGCGCACGAACGAATTTGGAATCGATTTAGATGAAAATCTTAATCTGTGGACTCCCCGGTTCTGGTAAGACAACCTTAGCGCAAGCACTTATCAAGCGTTTGCGCGGGTATACGGTTGACTGGTTCAACGCAGATGCCGTCCGGGCAAAGTACAACGACTGGGACTTCAGCAAAGCCGGCAGGGACCGTCAGGGTATCCGCATGGCGCTGTTGGCGCAGAAGTCAACGGCTGAGTTTGTGATTGCCGACTTTGTTGCTCCGTATCCAGATGTCCGGTGTAACTTCCAACCGGACATTTTGATTTTCATGGATACGATTCAGAAGAGCCGGTTTCGGGATACAGACAAGGTATTCATTGCTCCGACGAACCCCAGTTTTCGAGTGACGGAGATGGACGCAGAGAAGTGGGCGCACATCATAACTGACCGGATTCTTGAGCCAGAAGTTGAACAAGTAAAGTAACTTGCCTGTCTTACAAGCACGATAAAATCGCGACGGGCAACCGCCCATCAACCCCGGAGATTCCCATGAAAGACCAAATCATTGCAATTCTTGAAGGTTCTGAGCCTATCGACGCTCTGAACGTCCTGTTCTCGGCTATTTATGCAGTTGCTTCTGCAAACGGCGTAAGCGAGTTTACTTTGAGCAGCCTATTCTCTTCTAACATTGAAGCTCAATTTGAAATTGACGCTGAGAAAGAAGAAGAAGACGACGAAGAAGCCGACGAACAAACTGACGACTAACGTCAAGCCCCGTAAGGGGTGTTATTGTGCTTTCACAATACTGTGCTATTAGGTGGGTTCCTCAACAAGGAACCCCACCATGATTGTTAAAGTATCTGACAAAGATTTCTTAGACGCTTGGGAAAAGCACAAGTCTCCGGCGGCACTTGCAAGATTGTTTAAAATGTCCGAGCGCCGAGTACACAGTAGGCGGCGTTCATTAGAAAACCGTTTAAACATTAAGCTTAATACTGAAAGACCAGTTGAGCCGCACATAAAGAAATCCCGTCATAACGCGGGTATGACAGACGGCATAGCCATAGTCTTCTCAGATGCACACTTCTGGCCCGGCATTCGAAGCACGGCGTTTAAAGGCTTACTGTGGGCAATCAAAGAATTTAAACCGCACGTTATAATCAACAACGGCGATGCCTTTGATGGGGCTAGTGTCAGCAGATATCCTAGAATTGGTTGGACACATCAGCCTTCAGTTAAACAAGAGCTAGAAGCTTGTCAGGAGGCTCTAGGAGAGATTGAAAAAGCGGCGCACAAGGCAAGGCACCACACACAATTAATCTGGCCCCTAGGCAATCATGACAGCCGATTTGAGACTAAATTAGCTCAGTCGGCATCAGAATTTGAAGGTGTTCAAGGGACCGCCCTTAAAGACCATTTCCCCAAATGGCATCCGTGTTGGTCATGTTGGCTAACAGACAACGTGATTGTCAAACATAGGTACAAGGGTGGCATTCACGCCACGCATCAAAACACCCAGTCAGCCGGCATCTCTATAGTTACCGGACACCTACATAGTCTTAAAACAACGCCGTTTTCCGATTACAAAGGAACCCGTTGGGGGGTTGATACCGGAACGCTGGCAGAAGTTGACGGACCGCAGTTCATGGATTACCTTGAAGACTCGCCGGTAAACTGGAGGTCAGGCTTCGCGGTTCTTACCTTCAAGGATTCCAAGATGTTGTGGCCGGAGTTGGTAAGTAAGCACGAAGATGGGATAATAGACTTTCGCGGTCAACTCATTGATGTAAACGGGTTCTAATGGAAATCATGGAACTATTCTTAAAAGCGTGGCCCGTGCTATTAGGCATAGTCACGCTTATAGTTGTGCTGTCTAAACTTGACCTTAGAGTTGCAGTCCTTGAGGAAAAGGTGAAGAGCGCCTTTGACCTCATCAACAAGGCAAAAAATGGCTAACTTTGAACAAGCTTTTGAAAAGATGATTGCCGATGAAGGCGGTTATGTTCTTCACAACGTTGCCGGTGATACCGGAGGGATGACCTATGCTGGAATTGCAAGAAACAAAAACCCCAACTGGCCCGGTTGGAACCTCATTGACCACGAAGCCCTCAACAATCCGCTACTTAGTGGAATGGTGCGTAACTTTTATAAAGTTGAGTTTTGGGACCGTGTACGAGGGGATGAGATTGCGAACCAAACTGTTGCGGAGTCGATTTTCAATTTCTCAGTAAACACTGGAATGAGTGTTGCGGTTAAGTTAGCGCAGTTGATTGTAGGTGCCACTCCCGATGGCGCAGTTGGTGAAAAGACTTTACAAAAGTTTAACAATGCTGAACCTGAAGCGTTCAAGAAAGCATACGCGCTGGCAAAAATTACCCGCTACGCTGACATCTGTAATAAGAACCGCACTCAATCCAAATTCCTTCTTGGTTGGGTCAACCGAACTCTAAAAGGGTTGAAGTAATGGATTTGATTGGTATTGGGTCAATCATTGAAGGTGTTGGCAAAGTTGCGGATTCGCTCATTACGACGGACAAAGAACGCTTGGAAATGGCGTTGGAAGACCGCAAGCTGGACCTTGAGGAAAAAAGGATTGACCAAGAAACCGATTTGGCACAGGTTGAAGTCAATAAAATTGAAGCGTCGAGTTCTAGCGTATTTGTCTCTGGTTGGCGTCCTGCTGTGGGCTGGGTTGGGGTTCTTGGCTTGGCTTACCAGTTCCTTGGCTATCCCTTGATGCAGTGGGGATGGGCATTTGGTCAAGGTTACGATATCATTCCTAAAGGTTTAAACCCACCACCAGACCTTAATGTTGAGCAGTTGATGACGCTCCTTGCAGGGTTGCTCGGGTTTGGCGGTATGCGAAGCTTTGAGAAGCACAAGGGCGTAGCGAGTAAGTAATGCCACTTAAAAAGATACTGTTTAAACCGGGAGTTAACAGAGAAAACACACGCTATACAAACGAAGGCGGGTGGTATGAATCTGACAAAATCCGGTTTCGGCAAGGCACACCCGAGAAGATTGGCGGGTGGCTGCGTATCTCTGCCAATGTGTTTCAAGGGGTTTGCCGTTCTTTGTGGAACTGGGTAACCCTTGGCGGGCAAAACCTAATTGGTGTAGGCACAAACTTAAAGTTCTACATCCAGAATGGTGGGACGTATTACGACATCACTCCCACCAGAACTACCGCTACCCTTACAACTAATTACTTCACGACTAATACTGCTACAAACTCTAGCGGCACAACTACAGTTACCGTGACTCATGCAAGTCATGGAGCTTTAAACAATGACTTTGTAACCATCTCATATGCCACCTCTGCTCCTACAGTGGGGGGCGTTACGGTTGCTGCGGGGCAGTACCAAATCACTTATGTTGGTAGCAACAGTTACACAATTAATGTAACGGGCACCGCATCAAGCAACGCAACTGGTCCGGGTTCTTCAACAACCGCGTATTTTGTATACCAAATTAACACTGGTCCTGCTTACGCGGTTCCAACGGCTGGATGGGGTGCTGGCGCTTGGGGTTTGGGAGCATGGGGACAAGGCACAACTTCCAGTGACCCAATAAGGATTTGGAGCCAAATAAACTGGGGGCAAAATCTTATATATGGGCCGCGCGGCGGTCCCTTGTATTACTGGGATGCTGCGATTGGGTACAACACCTCAACGGCATCCATCACCGTTGCTTCTCCAGCGGTTGTCACTTCAAGCATTACTGTAGCAACTGGAACCCCAATTACGTTCTCCACCTCTGGAGATTTACCAACAGGACTGACGCCGGGGACAACCTACTACGCCCTAGCTTCTACAGGCACCACGTTTAACCTTGCTTTGACTGCTGGCGGCGCGGCAATCAACACAACAGGCGCAGGAAGCGGAACCCAATACATCAATCCAAACGGCATCTTGCTATCTAGTCTTGCCGGGACTGATGGGTATTGCCCTTTGTATCAAAACACAATGACGGTTTCTGATGCAAGCCGCTTTGTAATTGTGTTTGGTACAAATGATTACGGGTCTACTGTACTAGACCCAATGTTGATTCGTTGGTCAGACCAAGAGTCTTTGACAATTTGGTATCCGGCGGCAACCAATCAAGCTGGAAGCATTAGGCTTTCACACGGCTCTAAGATTGTCACTTCGTTTCAAAGCCGGCAGGAGATTCTGGTTTATACAGATTCAACCCTGTATTCAATGCAATATCTGGGACCACCTGCTGTTTGGCAAACCCAATTGCTTGCAGATAACATTTCTATTGCAGGGCCAAATGCTGTTGCTCTTGCCTCTGGTGTTGTCTATTGGATGGGCGTAGACAAGTTTTACAAATACGATGGGCGCGTACAAACACTTAGATGTGACCTGCGCCAATACATCTTTGAAGACATTAACAAAAATCAGTTTGACCAAGTAGTTGCAAGTACAAACGAAGGGTTTAATGAAGTTTGGTTCTTCTATTGTTCTTCTGGTTCAAACGCTGTAGATAAATACGCTGTTTACAATTACGCAGAAGATGTTTGGTATTACGGATACATGGGAAGGACCGCGTGGATAGATAGCGGTTTGCTTGACTACCCAACTGCAGCAACGTACAGCTATAACTTAGTCCAACATGAGTATGGTTTAAACGATTGCACGGACTCTAGCTCTGGGGTTCCAATCCAAGCCTATATCAATTCATCTCAATTTGATATTGATGATGGGCAAAACTTTGGGTTTATCTGGCGTCTTGTGCCTGACATCACGTTCCGTGGTTCGACCGCAACCTCCCCCACCGTAACAATGACTATGTTGCCTCTTCAGAACTCTGGTTCCGGTTACAACAACCCAACCTCTGTTGGCGGGCAAAGCTACGCATCTGTAATCAATAGTGGAAATCAGGCAATCACCGTGGGTGGTAGGGCCTATGAAATTGAACAGTTCACGGGGCAGGTGTACACCCGTGTACGAGGCAGACAGATGTCCTTCTCTGTGTATTCCAATCAATTAGATACAACTTGGCAGCTTGGAGCGCCCCGTATCGACATTAGACCGGATGGCAGACGATGAGCTATGTTGTTACATCAGATTACGAACTAAGTCAGGTTGTTGCGCCTAGGCTTTTAAACGCTCCTCTTGAGTATGACTATCGTTATCAAGACCAGCTTAATAACGTCCTACGTCTGTACTTCAACCAACTCGACAAAATCATAGGGCAGTTTGTGGCTACTTCATCCCCAGTGCCTATTAGTACAGAATCTTCGCAATCTGCGGACTGGGGACTGCAAGTCGCCCGAGGGAAAGTTACTGGTGCAAGCCAAGTAAATATTTTTGCGTTTTCTGATACTGTTAAGACAACCCTTTATACGTTGTGGGAATTAACGGGGACCACTCAATACGCTTTTCCTGCATCTGCTTTGACAATGACACTTGTCAGCACTTCAGCATCCGACAACACCAGAGCAACGATACTTATTAGCGGTCTTGATTCAAGCTGGAATGCCATAACAGAAACAGTAACGCTAAATGGCGTAACAGGTGTAACCACAACTAGCCAGTTTCTTCGTATTAACAGCATGATTATGACTAGCACAGGGACTGGTCAAACTACTAACGTGGGAACAATTACGGCCAAGAGTGGTGGGGTTACTTACTCGCAAATTTCAATAGGGACAGGAAGGTCGCAAGCTGCTGTATATTCCGTACCAAATGGATACACAATGTACTTGATATCCATCAATGCGTTTAACGGAGATGCCGCGCCCGGAAACGCAATTAACTATCAAGTTAAAAGCACAAACAACGCTCAAACAAATCCCGTTACTTTAACGGTATTGCAAACCGCTTGGGACCAAAAATATCAAATTCCTAGAGTTAACCCGTTTCCATACACACAAAAAACAGACGTTCAATGGCAATTTTCAACCGCATCAGGGACGCATTCTGTTGGTTTGATTTTGCAAGGCGTTTTAATTAGTAATACGGCGGAGTAATCATGGCTGACTTATCCGCTCTGCTTGCAGAGCTTGGCGGGGATAAACCTCAGAACCGAGCTATTGCTGAAGGTCTTCAGAAGCAAGGCATTAACAGCATTAAAGACATTGGCGTTCGCCAAGTCATGGAAACGCGGTATCAGCCACCGATTGAAGATGTAAGTCCCGGCGGCACCGAAGAAGTTCCAGTAAATCAGTTTTTTAACAAAACAGACGGCAAAGAAATCAATCCAACCCGCCTTGGTATCTACGACGTAAAAGACGGAGATAAGACTCAAGGCAACATCTTCTTTCATTTAAACGCTGACGACAACGGCAAGGTTAGCTTTCAACCGCAGTGGAGTCCTCGCGCTCATGGGTTCTTGCGTGATAACGCGGTTGGCAAAGCCATCATGTTAATTGGGAAGGTTATCCCTTCACCAGTACAACCGTTTATTGTTGCTGCGGATGTGGCGGACAAGTTAGCTCATGGCAAGATTATGCAAGCGGTTGCTTCGGCAATCCCTTACGGCATACAACAATTGGCTCAATCTGCTGAGTTTTTACAGAATATTGCCGGGAACCCAGACTTTGTAGCCACTGCAAAAACCGCAGCAGGGAAGATTGCAGAAGCTGCCGGCGCTCCAGCTTACGCTGCTGACATCGCTGGTAAAGTTGCAACCTCTGGCATAACAGCAGGTTTAAACGGTGGTGATGTTGGCGCAGCAATGATTAAAGCTGGTGCCGGAACTTTGTTGGGGCAAAGCAGAGATTTCCTAAAATCTGCTGGCGATTTTTCCCAAATGGGGATTGGAAGCTTGCTGCCAGAAGGAATTAATGACATTGACCCCGATGCTTTAAAGCAGTTAGACACCACCTTGCAAGACACAAGAGGGTTGGAAAACGGGTTAGGGGATGACCTTGCCGTTGATATGCGGGCAGATGAAAACGGATTGGGGGATGACCTTGCAGTCAATGCCCGCGCAGATGAAAATGGTTTAGGAGATGACCTTGCTGTTGATACACGCGCCGACGAAAATGGAATTGGAAGTTTAAACCCCCAAAACGACGAACTTGCTAACAATCCATTTAAAGCAGTTGATGATAGTGGTATTGCCGGGCTAGATTCTGAATACAAACTAGATGGCGCGGGACCTGACTATATAACTCCCGCAGGGGAAGGCATGGTTGATGATGCCGGTTATATAGATGACACATCCACACCTCTTGATAAAGTCACGGTTAGACCCGGATGGACTTCTTGGGAAGGTGACGACAATGAGTCTGATGTTGATACTCGCGCTGATGAAAACGGGTTAGGCGATGACCTTGTTGTAGACACAAGAGCAGATGAAAACGGGTTAGGCGATGACCTTGTTGTTGATACTCGCGCTGATGAAAACGGCGTGGGTGATGTAACCCCTAAAGATGATGAAGTCATTAAAGAACTTCCTAAAGTTCCTCCGGTGTTTCCTCCAAAACTGCCAACACTTCCACCTTCTCCGCCTCCTAAACCGGCCATTGACCCGCTTGTAGACATCATCACTACACTGCTCCCTGTTACAAAATCAGACCCTCCAAAAGAACCGCCTAAAGACCCTACAAAAGAACCTGTTACAACTGACCCCTTAAAAGGCAATTACACGTTTAGTTGGAACAAACAACCAACCAAACCAGCCGAGAAAGGCGTTGCATATGGTCAAGCGTATTATGGAAATCATTGGAATCAACCTGTAGAACAACCAAAGAAAGATGTGGAAAGTGTAGAACCTCTTATTCAACATGTTCAATATGGTGCCGAAGGCGGTCTAATGTCTTTGAATGAAAATTCAAATTTCCATCCAACTGTTAATGATGGTGGCATTCAAGCCAACGACCTAACTAAAGACCAAGTGATGCAGCATCTGCGGCGTGGTGGTCATGTGCTTGACCATAAGCTTCATAAAGAAGTTAGTTATCTTGCAAGCAAAGGCGAACCAGTTCATCATATCGTTGGTTTTATGAACCATCGTAAGCGCATGGCAGAAGGTGGAATTACTTCGCATTCGCTAGGCTCTTACTCAGATGGCGGGCATCTCCTCAAAGGTCCCGGTGATGGTATGTCTGATGACATCCCTGCCACTATCGCAGACAAGCAACCTGCTCGTCTTGCGAACGAAGAGTTTGTAATCCCCGCTGACGTTGTATCCCATCTAGGGAACGGCTCATCTGAATCCGGCGCAAAGGTTCTGTACGAAATGATGGCTAGGGTTAGAAAAGCTAGGACCGGAAATCCAAAACAGGGCAAGCAGATTGACCCGCACAAGCTAATGCCAAAGGTTTAAACATGCCTAACATTCTTCAGCCATCGTTATCAAACACCCCTAGCGGTGTAGTACAAAGCGAAATCTCCGCAATAACTCCGTATGCAACGGACCTGTTGCAGCGCGGGCAAGCTTTTACCTCCGCAGAAACTCCGGTATATACAGGGCAACTAACCACTGGTCCTTCTCAGTACCAGAACCAAGCATGGCAGGGATTAGCCAATCTAACGGTTCCAACCAACATTACCGAAGCCGGCAATGCATTAGGGGATATTGCAAATCAACAACTAAACCTTTCTTACGACCCAACCAAGTTTACTAATACATACAATCCTGCTGGAGGCAACTACAAACCTATTGATGTAAAAAGTGAGTACGTTGGTGCTTCAGGTTCATATAAACCTATTGATGTAACTACCGGCACTTTTGGGAATGCAGAAGCCCAGAAGTACATGAACCCGTATATCCAACAGGCGTTAGACCCGCAGTTGGAATACATGCGTAGACAGACTCAGATTAACCAACAAGGCGATATGGCTAAGTTGGCACAAGCTGGAGCTTTTGGTGGTTCGCGTCAAGCCATTCTTCAAGGACAGAACCAAGAAGCGTTGATGCGCCAACAAGCAGCAACAACGGGAGCAGGATATCAACAGGCTTTTTCTCAGGCGCAGCAGCAGTTTAACGCCGACCAAGCCCGCCAACTGCAAGCAACTCAGGCAAACATCCAACAGGCACAGAAAGCATCTGACCTAAAGATGACTGATGCTCAAATGGTTGCTCAATATGGATTAGATGCAACTAGAGCTAATATCCAACAAGCGCAGAAAGCTGCGGACTTGGGTATGACCGATGCGGAGTTGACCGCTAGGTATGGCATGGATGCTCAAAAAGCCACTGAACTTAGCAAACAGTTTGGAGCAACATACAAAGCAAACGCATTGCAAAGCGCAGCGCAGTCCCAACAAGCACGCGCTGCTGCTGGAGCTAGTGAAGCCAGTTATGGTTTGCAAAACCTACAAGCATTGTCTGCTGCTGGTGCCACTCAACAAGCTCAAGAACAAGCCGCTTTGGATGCTCAATACAAAGACTGGCAGCGTCAAACTGAGTACCCTGCTCAACAGCTTAAACAACAGCAAGGCATTATTAGTTCAATGGCTCCGCTATTGCCTGAACGTAGAACAACATATGGTCAGAAAGAATCAACTGCACAAACTGCTGCTGGACTTTTTGGTGCTGCGGCGTCGGCAATGGGTATCAAAACCTTTGATGACCTAGTCAAAAAAGCCGGTGAATACGGTATGACTGTTGATAACTTTAAGAAAATATTTGGTATTGGTGGACCTGATACCAGCGACCCCGCAAGCACAGGGCAAACCGGCCTTCCAAGTGGGTATACACCAGATGCCGAAGGTCGCTCTCCTCCGCCTCCCGGTTATCATAGGGACCCAGATGGAAGTTTACAACCTGATACAGACTATTCCGTTGACTTTCCAGAACTAACAGAAGACAACTATGTTGGGGTTTACGCCGGGGGCGGTTTGATTGATTTGCTGCACAAGATGCGGAGCCATAAATGAACTTGATTCAAATCACTGAGCAGTTAAAGAATCCTGCTATCACTGTCCCGCAGTTGATGCAATACGCAAACAACTCCAATCCTCAAGTGCCTTCATATGTTGCCCTTGCAGAAATGCAAAGACGGCAATCTATGCAAGCACCTCCGCAAGCTCCACAGCAGACAGTTAAAGACCAGCTTGGTGCCCAGTTGATGGGGCTACCTGCTGCTGCACCGCAACAACCTCAGCAACAACCTCCGCAACAATCGCCGCAACCTTTGCAGGGAATGCCGCAACAATCCCCGCAACAACCGCCACAGGGAATGCAACAGCCGGTTCCAATGCCTCAACCAAAACAGGCATTGCCAACTCAACCGGGGATGGCTGGCGGGGGTCTTACATCTATCCCTTTAAACATGCATCATGATTTTGCTGCCGGCGGCATCATTGCGTTTGCACAAGGCGGAGATGCTGCGGGCGAATACCCTGAACAAACCACGTTAGAACAAGAAAGAGCAGAGAGGTTAAAGAACCAAGAAGTTTACGGGTTTGGTGGTGACCCTTATGCGGAAGCCAAACGCCGTTACTCAGACCTTGAAAAGAGGCAACTAGAACGAGAAAAGAATGCGGGCGCAGATAGGTTCTGGGCTGGTCTTTCCACGTTCGCTGGTGCTGGACCTAGAGGCTTTGGTCAATCAATGGGCATGGCATTGAAGACCGCGCAAGACCTAGAAGAAAAACAGAAGTCAGAAGGTGATACACAACGAGCCAAAATGGCAGAACTATCCACTCTTTGGGGCAAAGAACAAGACGCCCTTAACCGCGCTAACTATGCTGCTGATAGAGGCAACATGGAAGAAAAGCGTAAAGCTTTGCGTGAAGCAGCCGCATACAACTTGAAAAAGCGCGAAGTTGCAGCACAAGAAACAAGCGCAGGTGCTTCTGTCACCAGTGCTGGCGCTTCTGCTCAAAACGCTAAAACACTAGAAGAACAAAGGAAGTTTGAACAAGCAAATTACCCTGAGAAGTTTAAACTTGAACAGCGTAAAACCGAGGCTGACATTGCTAGGGCAGGAAGACCTGATGAGTTTCAACAGCGTTTAAAGCTGTATCAAACAAACCCCACTGCGTATAACGCAATGTTTGGTGATAAAGCAATTGCAAAAGGTGCATTAACCCAAGACCAATTAATAGATTCTTGGGAGAAAATGCCAATTCAAGAAAGAATGCAACGAGTAAAAGCTGCTGACGGTGATGTAATAAAAGCACGAAACGATTACATTAGGAGTAATGCTGGGTTGTCTGCATTGCCAACGGGGGTTACTGTAACAGCCCCTAATGGACAAACCTATAGCTTCCCTAACGCACAAGCCGCTCAAGAGTTTAAGAAAAAAGCCGGGATTCAATAAATGGATTATGATGCCCTTGCCAAGCAGTATGGTGGTTCCGCCGCGTCTAATAATTTAGATGAACTTGCAAAGCAATATGGCGGGTCAGCATTAGATAAAGGAATCAAAGCTCTTGCCCCTAAAGAAAGAACTTGGGGTGAAGCTGCAACCGATATCGCGGCAAGTGTTGGCAAGGGTATTGGTCAAACCCTACAGGTTCCGGGTCAGCTATACGGTCTTGTTACCGGGGACATGGAAACCCCGCAAGGACCTCCTCAAAACGCAGAAGAAGCTAAAAAAGCTTTGGTGAGGGGTGCGGGTAACGCTGTTATGCCGGGGATGACTGGGGTACAAGGTCTTGGCAAACGACTTGAGGAATACTCCGAATCTAAAAAGTCTGACGTTCTAAAAGCTAAAGAAGAAGAACGAAACCGGCTTATTCAAGAAGCAGAAAGCAAAGGTCTTTGGGAACAAGCCAAAGCTGCCGGCGCTGCAACTATCACTGACCCTGCCCTTCTAGCTAGTTTCTTGGCTGAAATGGCACCTAACATGATTCCTGTTGGGGGCGCAGCAAGGCTTGGAAGGGGCGTGGTGCTCGGTTCGCAACTTGCCAAAGGGGTAGGAAGGGAAGCCGCTGAAGTTGCCGCGCAGAAGGCCGGAACCCGCGCAGCACTTGGCACTGGCGCTGTTATGCAAGGCGCAGATGTAGGTACAGATACTTATGAAGAAGCATACAAAGAACTTGTTGCTAAGGGTATACCCGAAGACCAAGCCAAGCAAAGAGCTTTAAACCTTGCGCGAGCATCTGGTCTTAGTGCTGCTGCGGTTTCGTTGTTAGCTCAGAAACTTCCCGGCGCACGGCGATTGGAAGAATCGTTTGCAGGTAAGGCGGGTGTTGCAGGTAGGGCTGTTAACGCGGTTAAGACAGGGCTTGGCGAAGCCTATCCCGAAGGTATTGAAGAAGGTGGCGGCGCATTTGGTAAAAACCTTGCGATGCGCGACATCAATCCTGAGTACGACCTAACCAAAGGGGTTGGTACAGCAGCGGCGCTGGGCGCTCTTGGTGGTGTTGGATTTGGTGGTGTTACAGGTGCTTTGCAAAGACAGGAAGCCAAACCAACAGAAGAGGTTTCGCCAATACCAGAACCAACCAAACCTAGTGCGGTTGAGCCGTTAAGGATTGGATACAACCCAACGGTTGAAGATGTGGTTGAGAAAGACCCACTTCAAAACCCCGTGGGCAATTTAATGCCCAACGAGCTAACTCCTGAGATAGTTAAGTTTGTTAACGACCGCAGGAAAGAAGAAGGCAAACCCAAACTCAAGGCATTTTCTATTGAAGACCTTGTGGAAGCTGGCGCTCCCCCTCAAGAGGTTGACCGTCTGCTTGCCTATAAGAACCAGTTTGATGGTTCTGTAAACCTTGCTCCAGAAGATGTAACAAACATTGCCCAACAAAAGAATGTAGACACTGAAACTAAAGGGTTTACAGACTTCCTTCGTAGGTCTACAGGTCAAGAAGATTTGACCCAGATGTCTCAACCGCAGTTGCATTCTGCGTTTGTTGCTTTAAACGCTTTAGATGCAGCGCCGGAGCTTCGTGTTCTACCTGAAGGAACCAACGCTGTACGTTTCACTGATAAGCAATACGACAAAGGATTGCGGGGTTTAGGAATTGCACTAGGGGAAACCCCAGCCATAGGAAGGGCTAGTGTCATTCAAGAAATCAAAGACTTCACGGGTCTTGAGAATGACCACGATGCAAACGTTTTGCTTCGCACCGCTATCAGAAACGGTGACCTTGAATCAAAACGCATCCCTCAGTATGAAGTAGGAAAAGAAACAGAGGATGGTTTCAAAATTCACTCCGTTAGC